GACCCGCGGATTGTCCTTCTTGTGTTCTACTATATGCATCTAATCCAACACCTGCAATTCCTAATATTTTACCACCAACTTTTATATATTTAAGAGATTTAGATGTACTATTTAAAGCCCCACCCATTTTAGCTTGTTGGCCTGCAAGGCCTTCTGATATTGGAATAGTTCCTCCTTTTGTTAATTTCATATTAGATTGTTGCATAGTCAAAGGGTTTCCATTTTTATCTACAAATCCGAATGGGTTTCCTCGACCTTTAATAGTTGATGTTGGTGATAATCCACCAATACCAGCACCAGTTGTTGATGTACTACCACCAAGGAATCCTTTACCACCTAATAATCTAGCACCAAAAAATGCACCCACACCTGTGATAAGACCGGTAACTACAGCTTGTAATGTACTAGCTGCTGCATTTAATGAGTCAGCCGTTTTAAACGCATCTCTATATGCTTTATCTTTTTGTAATTCTTCAGCTAAAGTTTGTGCAAATTTGGCATCCAATACTGCTTTATCAGCCTGTATTCGTGCTTGTGTTATTCTTAAACCACCTTGTGCTCCTACTACTCTATCTAAAAATGATTTATTTTCTGCATTTAGTGAATCAGATAAACCAACACTTTTGCCACCTTCTGCACGCGCTTGAAATTCATCTATACTCAAACCAAAGATTTTTGAAAACATATCAGATGCTATTGGCCCAGCTTTTCTAACAGATTCTAAAACTCCAGATTGTTTAATATTTTCAAATGCTTCTGCATATTTACCTTGATATGCTAATGATTGTGCAACTGAAAAATCAACAGAACGATTTAATATATTACTCAATGAAATTTGAGCCTTCATTGCTTCTGGGAAATTCAATATACTAGATGTTATACCCTGTGCAAATTTTGGAAGGCTTCCACCCATTTGTCTTATTGCAATAGCCTGTTGTAAAAATGCATCTTTATTTTGTATATTATAACTTAATAATTTTTCCGAAGCGTCGGCCATATCTTGTAATATAACAGCTGGGTTCAGGCCTTTCATATCTGCTAATTTTGCTGCAGAATATGTCAAATTTAATGCCGTTTTTCCAGATGAACCATCCATTCTTCTAAATGCAGCCATTATTTCTGCAACAGATTGTGTACTAATTCCCATTTCTTTAGAGAATACGGCTGCTTGTGCACCCAATGTAGTTCCAAAGAAATTCACGTTTGCACCAGATGCAATATCCGTTAATGCTGATGCAACTTGTTCTGCACCAATACCTGCTAATTGCATTGCATCTGCTCCATAACCAATACTACCTATACCATGACCAAAAAAGGCAGTTTTAGATGCTGCATTAAATTCAGCCCCTAAGTTTTGCATTTCAAATCCAAAGTTTTTTGAAGCTTCTGCTGCATAAAACATTTGGTTAGCATATTGTGAACCTAATTGTTTTCCTAGTTTAAAATTTCTATTAAAAATTGCTTGTTGTACTGCTACCTCACCTTCTGCTTTTGCTATTAATGGTGCAAATATATCTGCAAAAAAGTAATAAGCATCTTTCATTATTGGTATGTATTCTCTCATACCAATAGCAAGTTGTGATATACCCGCTCCTAATGCCGCACCTGCTGCTGTTCTTTTTAGTTTAGCGGTACTACTTGTTGGATTTGCTTTTTCTAATTGTTTTGCTTGCAAATATTCCGATAAACCATCTCCTCCCGGCAATCCACTAAATAAAGCACCCATTTCTGTATTTCTTTGTGCTTTAGCAATTTCTTGCTCATTAAGTTTTCTACCAATATCCGAATCCAATCCTATTGAAGCTCCCAATCCTTTTAAGGCCTTCTTCATACCGGACAATCTAGAATCACTTGAATCAATTTTATCTAAAATTTCTTCCCAATTCTCACTTAATTCTGAAACATATTGATTATATTTCTTTTGACTAATAGTTCCTTTACCAATTTGTTTATTTAATTTATCAAAAGAAGATGGCATGGATTTAACATAGTCCGAAGCTTCCATCAATGCATCTCTTTGGTCTCCTTCTAAATCTGTGTTTTTTGCAAGGAATTTACCTATACCACCAACCGATGCTTTAATTGCATCTACATTTTTATTTATTCTTCTGGTTTCATCGGATTGTTCACCATATTGTCTTGTAATACTTCTTTGAAATGTATTTAACTCTGAAAAATTATCCGATAAATCATCTATTGCTTTTGATTGTGCTTCTAAAGATTTTGTAGCTTTTTCCGATTGCTTAGTAAAATTTTTTAATTCACTTTCAGCTTGTTTTATAGAAGTCAGTATTTCTTTATGAGTATCGTATTGTTCTCTTAAAGCTTTTAGTTGTTTTAATACTTCATTTTTTGCACTGCCAGGAACTGACGCAAGTTCTTTTGCTTGCCTATTTAAACTTTGATATTGGAAATCAATTTCTTTAAGACTATTTATATAATCTTGTAATTCTTGTTTATTTCCAAAATTCGGTGTTTGATTTGCCATTAGTATTTCTTCTTAAGAACTTTTTGGATATCTTTAGTATCAATACCTTGTTTACCCAATGTGTGTTTCATTTGACGCAAAGAAGTATTTATCGAATTATCCCACTTTTGATACATTGCACCTAATTGTGGGTCTCTTTTTTTCATATTTTTAATAAAGTCTTGTTGTGTATTTCTATCTTTTGCTTTTAAATACAAATCAAAAACTTTATCAAACATTGATAATTCTACTAATCTTTTTTTGGACATAATAATACTTTATGTATAAATATTACTTTCTAATAGTTTTTGATGGTGTTGATTTATTTTTTGCAGCATTACCTATCTTTTCATAATGTTTTGTTTCATCATCTTTTGCTTTTAATAATTGTGCAAAATAAAACTCTCTTAATTTGGTAGGCATATAATATACATCATTCCAATTAAATCCACCATTTGAATAATAAATCATTTGAAATATTTTCTCATGTAGAACTACGGAATAATTACTCGGTAGGGTAAAAAAAGTCAACCCCAAATGGGATAGAAAGTGCCTCCGTTTCACCACTTGATGGATATGTGTAATTAAATGTAAAATTTAAATCCGGAGTAATATTTGATATATATTTTCTTAATTCTCTAGAATCTTTTGCTAATAATTTATTAGTAACAAAATCCGAAATAACTGATAAATCTCTACTACCATTTATTTCAACAATAATTCTTCTGTATCTAGCTGTAATTTCTGAACTTGATTGTGAAATTTTATTCATTGCTTCGATATCTTTATTAATTGCCAATTCATCACCATGTGTTAATAATTTAAATTTAATTGGTGTATTAGTTTGTGGCAAATTAAAATTATATTCATTGTTTCTATTTAATAAAGAATCTTCTATATCTTTTATTTCTATTTTTGATAAATCAACTTTTACTTCAGTATCTTCTCCCGTATATTTATCTCTTATACTAATAGTATATTCGGCACCAAAAGCTAAAATTCTACTTGCAATCAATATTGCATTTTTATCCCCCAATAATAAATCATCTGGTTTAACTCCAGGTTCAACTACAATAGATTCTAATAATTTATCAATATGAATTCCTTTTCTAATTAAATTTGAAGAAGTTAAAATATCTTCCTCTTTAGCTGTCATTAATTTAATTGTAATTTGTCCTTTTGCTAATGGATGACTTTCTGGATAACATAAACCTTTTGATGGTAAACTTATAACTTCCGTTGAAAATGGAAAAGATTTTTGTTGAGAGGTCTGCGTTGGTCCAAGGCCTCTAGATAATTGTGGTTCTAAATTTTCACTCATAATATAACTTTGTTGTTTATTATATATATGTTATTTTAAAAAAATTAAAAAGGGGAAACATTTCTGCTTCCCCTTTCTTTTTTATATCTTTTATTTCGATTAGTATTCTAAAATAGCTTGGTCGAATGTTAAAGTTAATTCAATTGAAACTGGGTCAGTTGCGTTACTCCAATCCATCTCACCGAAATTTGCTTGAGAGATAAATGCACCTTCCAAAGTCCATTGTTCAACTTTATCACCTACTGGTCCTAAAGAGTAGAAAGTAATGTTCTTTTTATAAAATGCTGCATATCCGTCTCTACCTGTGATAGACTCATGTGATAATCTAATCCAATCCATTACCGCTTGTGCTCCTGATGGAACAATTGGGTCGTATAATGTTACTGTGATATCATCCCAGTTTGATTTTCCTTTAATCTTTCTTTTTACATTGATATGGTCTAATTCTACAACTTCCGAT